AACCAGTTTTGGAACCATTGTCTAATTTTACCCATTTTTAAATTTACACTCCGACATAATTTCTGTTAAACATGCAACGAAATTGATTTCTGAATCCATTGCAAAAGCAGACTTGTATTGATAGTCTGCAATGAATAATACAGCGGCAGGTATAGAACTTGGTTCGAGTCTTTGTTCTAATGCATTGAATACTTTTCTGTAAAGTGTATTCAAATCATTATCTGAATTCTGACCGACCCACTTTCTCATGTTAGACCAATCTTTATTCGCCAACATATCAATCAATGGTGTAAGTTTTTCTTCTGAAAGTGTCGCTAGTAGACCACTATCGATTACACCAGAGGCACCATATCGCTGAACTTCATTGATACATCGTCTGAAATCTGGAAAGAATTTCAATATCAGTTCTACTAATACCTTTTCTTCATACTTAATTCCTTCTTCATTACAGATTTGTATAAGTCTTTGTAAGAATTCACCTGCAAGTTTAGACTTCTCAGATTTGGGTATACTGAAATCGATTACTGTGCATCTACTATGTAGAGGTGCAATGATACGATTCTTATAATTACAAGTGAATATGAATCTACAGTTAGATGAGAACTCTTCTATGAAGTTTCTCAATGCAGGTTGAACTGACTCAGCAGATATGTAATCTGCCTCATCTAAGATAACAACCTTAGGACCACCTGAAAGTGATACTGTAGATGCAAAGTTTTTGATTTTAGTTCTTAGAGTATCGATAAGACGACCTTCATCTGACCCATTGATTACAATGAAGTCAGCACCTAGTTCATTACACATCGCCTTAGCGATTGTAGTCTTACCTGTGCCTGCTGTGCCACATAGTAAGAGATTAGGTATTTCTTTGTTCTGAACGAACTCTTCGAATGATTTTTTTACCCCTTTGGGTAGTATCGTGTCCCCAATGTTTTGAGGACGATACTTTTCAACATATAAAAATTCTTGTTTCATAATAAGGAACAACCCCCACCTGTTGTTTGTGTATCGAACCAAAGATGATGAGATTCCGATACTCCCATGAAAGTTGCGGAGACTGGCACAACTGACACACTAAAAATATTTAGTTTAGGCATTGTATACAGAATCAGGTTCTAATGCAATAAAGTATTCTAAATCGATATCTTTATTCTTAAAGTTAGAGATTCCTTTTGATGATACAAACACCTCATAGTTGCCGTCTAGAATTTTAAGGTTCTCAATCTTAAAGTTCATTGTAAATGACACGCCATTGCCTTCGCCAACAGTCCTAGAGAATGTATTTGAAGTTGTATTCTTTTTATCAGTGACTACTAAACTTACTTTAGTGCCATCTGAAATGAGTTGTAAATCGTTTACCCCTAGAACACTAGCTGCCTTTTGTAATTCATCTAACAATGAAGATGATACATCAATCTTAACTTCTGCATCTGGCATTGTAATCATCTTCTCTGGTGAAGCGACCATGCCTTCTGATGCATAGAAATATGTCATTGATGAATCTGTATCTGAAATAGATACTGAACTCTCATTGAAGTTGAACTCTGGATTCTCTAATAGAGAAGTTGCACCTAAAAATTCTGATAGGTTGTAGATACTAAATTCTTGCCCAAATGATTCTGATACATTTGCAACTGCAAGAATGTTTTTCATATTCGATATTGTTTTGAGTTGTTGACCAGACTCTACTTTAATACCGCTGTTAATAGTTGAGAAGTTTTTTAATATACTTCTGGTTTCATTACTTATTTTCATCACTGTTTGCCTCCATTATGCTTTTATCGTGAACATGTAGCATGAACAGAGCATAGTGTAAGACCTTCATCAAGTCTGCTCTGTTTCTGCCACCTTTTTTTCCGTATCTTTGGGCATATTTCATAATATTGCCGATACAAAAACCCTCACCATGACCACTGTCTATAATGAACTCAGTGGACTGGTATTTGTTTAGTGAGTAATGTTGGTCATAAGTATTATCAATATACTGAGAGAACTCTTCTATAAGAGCCCTCTCGTTGTATTTGTAATCTATTTCCTTACTCATCGTTATCATTATACTCTGAATCAGAAGATTCGTCTAGGGAGTTTTCTGTTAAATCAACTCCCTCATCGACTTTACTGTAAAGGTCTAGAACTGCATTTCTAGTTTCTTCATCGAACCTTGATATGCACATCTCGATTGACTTCAACTTGTCGCCGAACATTCTGAATGCATTGACAATGTGAACAAGTCTTCTTGTTGTGATAACATCATCAATCGCACCTTCATAGTAGGTTTTTCTGATAATGTCTGCCCAATCGACAAGTTTCTTTGTGAAATCTTCATCGACATCGCCACTCAACGCCATTTCTTTTTTCAGAATACTTCTCTCAGTAGTCACTGGAGGATATTCTTGTTGCATTGTGATAGCGAATCTCTCAAGCATCGCCTCATTCATGATTTGGGTACCGATGAACTTGCCATCTTCTGACCCTTGACCTTTTGTATTAGCAGTCGCAAGAACTGTAAAACCTGGTGCAGGTGTCACCCACTCGCCAGTCTTCTTGATTAGATAACCTTTACCTTCAAGAACTGACTGTAAACACATTAACTTGTTAGAACCAAGGTCGACTTCATCTAAGAGAAGAACAGCACCTTTTCTCATCGCCTTGACAACAGGACCTTCTCTGAAAGTAATGTTGCCATTTTGTAGAGTGTGACCACCCATTAAATCATCTTCATCAGTCTCGATGGTGATGTTGACTCTGTAAAGTTCTCTCTTCAACTGAGCACAAACTTGTTCAATCATCAAAGTCTTACCGTTACCAGAAAGACCTGTCACGAAAACAGGAAAGAAAATCTTAGACTTGATGATGTTCTTGACATCTTTGAAGTGACCAAACGGAACATAGTTTGACATCTTCTCAGGAATGATTTTCACATTGTCTTCAATCAAATTAACTGCTTGAGTCTGAGCGGCAACTGGCATCTGATTAGTTTCATAAACAGGTGCAGGTGCAATGTTCACTGGTGCAGGTGCAGGTTTGGGCGCATCTGAAACAGCGAGTATCGGTTGAAGATTGAAAACAGAACCAGATTTGAAATTATATCTGTTTGATTTCAACCAGTATGGAAAATAACCAACAGCATCAAAGTCTTCTTTTGAAAACTCTAACTTGTTTGGGTATTTTGATTTTAACGCCTCGATAAATTCTTTTCTATCAGGTGTTAAATGAAAGTTTTTACCTCCGATGTCGATTGACTCGGAAGGGTCATAAGTCCACTTACTCATATTGTCTCCTTTTTAATAGTAGTTTTTCTCATCAGTTATTATGGTACTAAAAAGTTGTGGTCATTGTCAACCACCTTGTTTCCAAATATTTGCTAAGTTCTGAGTATTAGTATATGCCTGCATCAACTCGGCATCTGAGAACCAGGTTGAACTAACACCTGCAAGGTACTTAGCGACTTCACTCATATATTCATCTGCATATTCACTTGGAACAAAATCTCTCTTATTACTCCAAAAGATGTTGTCGCCAGCAGGTTGTAAGAAGAACCCACCACTATCATCACCAGACTTACAGTGACCAAGGTGTAATCCCCTACCTTCATCAATGACAACTTCAACTAATCTGAAACCATCACTATCATTTTCTTCTCTATCTAATATTGTGATTGGTCTATCGGTGACAATTGAAATATTGTTTTGTGACACTATCTCTAAAGATTTTCTAATCAAAAGGTCTTTACTATCATCTTGATTTTCATCTGAGTTCTGAATGCAGGTTTCTAATAATGGTGTAAAGAAATTTAATGCTCTGGTCTTTGCAGTTGAACTCATCATACAAAGTTCTTTCATTTTTTCTATATCTTTAATCATACTTTGCATTGTATTGATTACATCTTCAGCACATCTTCTCAAATTCTTTTCAGTTTGTCTTAACTTTCTTTCCTCTGATAATCTTAAAGCAGTGTATACTATCATCAATGAAGCATCTACTTTTCTAGGTGTTAAGTCTCTTACATTAGTTTCAGTGACATACTTTGCAACTTTATCAGAAGTCTTATCGATAGTCTTTTGAAGCAACGACATAGGAATATCATTCTCTAAAACAGTTTTGACATTTTTAACAAGAACTTTCCAATCTTCTAAAGTTTGGAATTGTTCGATTGCTTTCTCATACATTGTTGTTCTTTTATTTTCTGCTGAAGTGCCTAAAGCATTATACATTTCATGCATAGTCTTAGAAGTAGCAAGAGCGCCGGCAAAAAGCATCATTGGTTCTTCTTCATGATTCTCCATCTTACTTGCCGCTTTTGCATTACCTGTCATTGCAAATTTATTATTACCTAAAAATAAATCATCATCTCTAACAAGTTCATATCTATCAGCGATAATAGTGTTATCATGACCATGAACTTTTCTAGTATTCTTTTCAACTGCCTTCATAGCAATTTGATGTATTTGCCACTTATCATCTAAACTATTGATAAATACAATTTCATCATCATGCATTTCTCTATTAGGATAAACTTTCAATTCATATGAAGGTTTGTAATTGTTAATTCTCTCTCTGTCGTCTGGTGTGTTCAGACTATCTAAAGAAAACTTCTTCAACTTAGAATCAATCTTATTTTCAATTCTAGTGATATACATATCAAGTAAAGGATTGCATTTTTCTGTTTCAAGTTTTTTTAGAACTCTCTTCCATGTTTGCAACGACCATTCATAATTGATTCTCTCAATAAGTAAACCTGTAAAGTGACCTCTGTCTTCTAACTGAATGCAAGGAGTATCTGGAACAATACCCATTGGAATAGAATTAGATGATGCGATACCAGAAAAGAATCGAACTGCATAGACAAGTTTTCTATCTAACTTTTCTCTTTTCGGTTTTGCCTCTGATAACATCACCTTTCTATTCGAATAACTATTTTTAATTTGTTCTTTTGAACTAACTGGTGCATGTTGTGGTGTATA